CCATCACCGTTGAAACCGACAGGGCCCAAAATACCAACGCCTCGACGGGGAAGCACAGTGCACTCCCCATTGGCGCGTATTTATTGAATAAGACCCTTTCACCATCGGGTAGCATCGTTCCGTGTGACCTCAGCGCTTCCAAACACTCAACCCAATTACTTGGGAAGAGCATTTGTACTAACGCAAGGGAAACACGGTCCGACGCATCCTTCATATCGATTGTCACGTTTTTGTTATCACGTGACGCTTGCAACGCGAGTTGCCGGTTTACCTCTTGGTCAGCGAAGTTAACGTGACCTCGAGTTAGCCGGTGGTTCTCTATTGCAGGAACAAGGACTTCCTTAAGACCTTGTTGGTGCCACATTATTTCAGGTGGCTCCATCGATATAAGCCTTGGACCTCTATAGTCTTTAGGGACGAGCGTCGCCTTTGAAAAGGGTGGCTCGTCAATAGACTGTAGCATCGAGTTTGCTTTTCCACTTATCAGAGCTCCGAAGAGGTGAGCGGGTGAGAAAAACAAATGATCAAGATAAGAGTAGCATTCTTCGACTTGCGTATAGCGCCGCTTGAAAAGCGGCTTCTGCCATGGCTTGTCTCCGTTCGCTACTGCCCCGGGGCCGTGTTTGGGTATAATGTCAGTAGGGTCAGTCTCCTGCACAACGGTGTGCACAAGAGATGCGGCCTGTTTGATTATTTTACCCAATTCCTGGTCCACAGGAGGAAATGTCGCCATTTCCTTTTCTGTATCTTTAAAACCCTGTAACAGCTTCGCCACAGTGTTTTGGTCGTACGGCAACTCCAGTTTTGAATATATCTGGAGTATCTGTCTCAACGATCTAAGCGCTAACGAAGTCGCGTCCGTTACCGGTTTGGCGACCCCATCCAAGTGGAACACTTCTCTTAGCAGGCCTCCCATAAATCTGGGTAGCTGCGACCCCCGACTTCTCGCGAAGCCGGTGGTTTGTAAGGGTGTGTCCGTCGACAAAGCTTTGTCAATTGCTTTGCCGAAAGATGGAAGTACCCGAGTTATGAAGCTCAGGCCTTCCGAATGCACGCGGGCGACAATGGTGTCGATGTCCCGCTTACACTCCACTTGAATCAGTGCAGGATAAGCGCATGCTACTTCCGAGTAGAGGCGCACTAACATGGACAAGTAAAACGCTTGTTCAGCGTCATTGACCAATTGGCTTTTCATGATACCCTTTCTTTTGGGATGTCATCCAGCCATGTTCGATATCTACTAGGTCTCGACGGCAGCCTAAAGACCCACCCTGTTACGGGTAGGGTCACCGAGAACAGATCACCCATCGCGGGGTCTGTCGAGCTCGTGGCCGCCTAATCGATTATTTAACTCTAACCGGCGGTGCGCTACCTCAGCGCGTGCCGTAACGTACTTCCGCGGCAGTAGAGGGAGGGGGCTCGTTGAAGAGCCTTGAGATACTCCCAATGCGGATTTGGCTCGCTTTCATTGCGCTAAGGAGTACAATGAATGCCCATAATGCCAGCTTTAAGTTCGGTTCGATTTGCATCGGTGCTTTTCGATCCGTTTGACGCTTTTGAGAACCTTGAAGTGCAAACTGCCGTTCGAAGCGGGCCGTGAACTCTTCCTCCTCACGGAGGGTAGTTACGGGCTCGCAGAGCGAACGATAGGTTTGCAAAGACTTCTTGGTCGAGCTCATAGTGTCTTAGGAACGTCCTTGGTGAACTTGTTAACATGATTCGTCGATTATGCCCGAGCCGATGAAGGCGGAGGTTTTAGACGGTCAGAGGACGAACGAGTGGTCGGTTAAGATTCCCCATTCGCCAACTTGATGAACCCTGCGTTTGATGATGGATTTGTTAAAGCCATCACGCGTAGAGCGTCATCCATGTGTAGCTGAGCCGTTGGAGAAAGCGCGCCGAGGCGCGGTATTTCCCAGATTGCCCAAAAAGCCCTGTTTACCAGGTACTCGGGGTCTAGGATTCCCAACGATGATATGTCGATGCACTTGTCGATTCTGACCATGTGCCGATCGAAGATGATCGGCGGTCCGGAAAGACCCGTAGCAAGTCGTAGGCCTTTGAGCACTCGAGTCGAGTGCCCAATAGTCATGACGTGTGGAAGGGTCGTTTGGACCGCAGCGACTGAGCGGTATACGTTGCCAGTAGTCTTGGCGCGGGGGTCTTCTCTTTTGGAGAACACCAGCGAGTTGCTGGTACCCGCGGTTAGGGCTGTGGCAGAGTTATTTGTGAGTTCGATATCGAATCCCATGGCGTTAGTTTTGTGTTTGTTGTTAAGGTAGTAACTACCAAGGATCATTAAACGCGACATCACGTCGCGGTGACCTTGTTCGTTTCCTACGCCGGTTTCGTGAACGGGCATTGGCCCCCACGAGAGCTGCGCTGAGCACAACTTCGCGGAGGTTCAACCCCGTGTTGTCCAATGCGTGAAGAGAGGGCATGGCCCTTTCACGCTCGTATCGAGTTTTGGTTCCACACACTGCCGTCCATCTGGGGATAAAGGTATCCACCGTGGGGGCTAGATTGTTGTAGAATCGAACACAGTGCTCGGTAACTGCCGTAGACTTCACAGAATGACAGAAGTCTATAATGTTCGTCTTGAGACCAAGGTTGTCGACCGAAAAGCTTCTTAGAAACGACGATACGTCTAAGACCCAATCGACAACGAAGCTAAGGGGTAAGGCGTTCCAGAGGATAGCGAGATCCCATCGGATCCCTAGAGCCTCCAAGAACCCTTTTATCTTTAGCTCCAACTCACTCATTTCGTCCATTGTATAGGAGTATCTGAGTGTTGCGTGGTAATGTTCCACCAACGTCACCTTTCGGATACGCTGATAAGAATAGCCGGGAACAGTGACTCCCGCGCCCACAACTGACGCATTCAACCCGCCGTCCAGGGTTACCACCTCCGAAGAGGTGGACTGGATAGGCCAAGTTAGCCTGTTGGTCAATTGCTTACCTGCATTCCTCCTGAGCCAGCGTAACCTTCCGCTGAGCTTTTGGAGCCCCGTCCAAAGACCCTTAAGGTCCTTAAACAGGGGGATCCACCCGAAGGACATATTTAGGTGTGCACCACTGACGTTTTTGACGACAGAGTGTTTCCTGTTCCACACATGAAACATTCTTCTCAAGTCTTTCAACTCGATTAGAAAGTTTATCAGTGATGTCCCTTCATTAACGCCCGGTAGAAGCGCTTGAAGCGCCCGGGGAGCGTTGCTGCCAACCTTACTAGACTGTAGCGTGGTCAGTGTTAGACCAGAGATCCCTTCAAAAGGGTTAGTCCCAGATCCAATGATTTGGCCCAGTCCGTAATAGTTCGAGGCGCGTGCATTCCACGCCGTCCCAAAATCCACACGGCGAAGATCAACTTCGATCTTCGTCGTCTCGTGTAGACAAGGTTTGAACATAGCGCCACCCCTATCGAACGGGGTGTCGTCGTCAGTAATCGTACTCGTTGACACCATCGTCCCACTATTCACAGCACAAGTACCGAATGAGTAATTCGTACCTGAGTTGGTAGTGAGCTTGATG